TGCCCCGCACCGTGCGCCAGGACTTCTCGGACGAGTTCGTCGCCGGCCGGGGCCAGACGGTCAACGTCCTTGGCCCGATCACCGCCGGCACCGCGAAGGTCTACACCAAGGCCAAGCGCGACGCCCGCGAGGCGATCGAGTTCAACGAGCTCAAGCAGGCCTGGTTCCCCGTCAAGCTCGAGGACCAGCTCTACAACGCCGTCCGGCTCCCCGACGACTTCGCGACGTTCACCCTCCAGGACGCGACGCGGCAGGTCTTCAAGCCCCAGGCCGAGTCCGTCGTCGACGCCATCGCCGCACCCCTGGTCACCCAGATGTCTGCGGTCGCGACCGACGCCTCCATCGCCCAGATCGCCCAGGACGGCAGCAACTTCCGCCAGGTGCTCATCCAGGCCCGCAAGGTCCTGAACGATCGCAAGGTCCCGCAGGACAACCGGTTCTTCGCGGTCGGCTCCGCGGGCGAGGCCGCCGCCCTCTCAGACGAGCTGCTGCAGAAGGCCAACGAGTCCGGCACCACGGAGACCCTCCGCAACGCCACCATCGGACGCCTCTTCGGCTTCACGATCGTCACCGACCCCGCCCTCGCCGAGGACTACGGCGTCGCCTACCACCGCGACGCCTTCGCCCACGTCACGCGCCCGTCGCGCAACCCCGACGGCGCCGCGAAGTCGGCCAGCGTCGCCCAGGACGGCTTCGCGCTGCGGTGGATCGAGCACTACAACCCGCTGCAGCTCGAGGACCAGAGCGTCGTCGACACCTTCTACGGTGCCGCCACCCTCGACGCCACGCGAGCCGTCTCGGTCTCGGTCGCCGAGTAGTGGCCGCCACCCCGGACACGCTCGCCGGGGTGACCGAGCTAGCCGACTGGATTGGCGAGGCCATCGCCGACGAGTCGGCTGACTCGAAACGGGCTGCCATGTGCCTCCGAATCGCGTCCGCCCTGGTCCGCAAGGAATCAGGGCGGACGTGGCTTGGGGACGACGGGCGGCTGCTCACCCCCGTCCCCGAGACCGCGGTCATGGTCACCATCTACTGCGCCAGCCGCGTCTACGACAACCGCGAAGCGCAGACCCGCGGCGGCGTCGACGACTACCAGGAGAGCTGGCGAGTCGACGAGTCCGGGGCCTACCTCACCGCATCCGAGAAGCGGATGCTGTCCGAGTTCAAGGCCCGCACCTTCGGCGGCCTCGCCACGGTGGCAACCACCCGTGAGCCTCTCAGTGACACGCGCGCCAGCCACGCGCCCACCGGCACACCTGGCGTCGAGTTCCCCTGGTACTAGGAGGCCCCATGCGCGGCTCACGAATGCTGCAACGCGGTCGCCGCATGGCGGAAGAGCTGATGACGGACACCTGCGTCATCAGCCGCGAGACCAAGTCAGCTCACCCCAACCCCGCCACGGGCAAACACGAAGTCACGTCGGTCACCGTCTACGCGGGAATCTGCCAGCTGGTCGCGGCCAACACTGCAGTCCGCGAGGCCACCTCCCAGGCGCGGACGCTCGCCGAGCAAGGGGCCGTCCTCAAGATCCCCATCGACGCGCCTGGCTCAGCGGAGGTGACGGGCGGCATGACCGCCACCGTCCTCTTCGACAGCCACGACCCGTCGTCACCGCCGCTCAGCGTCCGGATCACCGGCGGACACCACCAGACACTCGCCGTCGCTCGACGACTACCCGTGGAGGTGACAACAGGTGCCTGACGGGTACGTGGACACCTCGGAGCTTGGACGTCTCGCCGTCGACCTCAACGCCTACGGCGAGGAGGTCGCCAAGGACGTGGACACAGCCCTCGAGGTGAACGCCCGCAACATCAAGGACGACTGGCGAGACAAGGTCAGCGGCAGTGACAGCGCACCGCGAGCGCCGTTCTCGATCGACTACGAACGCACGACGGTGGCGACCTTTGCCAGGTCGAGTGTCGAGTACGAGATCGGTGCTCGGAAGGGCATCGGCAAGCAGGGCGGTGTCGTGCTCCTCTTTGAGATCGGTGCGCCGGCCAAGAACCTCGGCGCACGAGGCTTCGGCCTCGCCTCCCTGCTCGAGAACATCGCGGACCTCGAGACGGGCATCACGAAGGCGCTCGACGCCGCGGGGCGGAGGACCAACCTGTGACCGCAGCTGAGACGCAAGCGTTCCGCGAGCTCCTCGAGGACAGCCGCTACTCCATCGTCGTCTCCATCGTGAGCGCGCCTGACCGTCCCGAGGATCCTCCGACGACCCCGGCCCTGCCGTACGTCGTCATCCACCCCGAGCGGGACCAGGACGACCAGGAGCGCGTCACCGGGCCCACCGTGCACCGCCGCCCCTCCTGGGCCGTCCACGCCGTCGGGGAGAGCGCCGAGGCGGCGCAGATGGTCATGGGTTGGATCGACGACAAGCTGCGCCCCCCGCCCGCCCGCTGGGGCATCGTCCCCGTCGTCCCTGGCCAGCGCACGAAGCGGATCCGCCGCGACGCCCTCTTCGGAGTCGACGTCGACGACAGCACCCTGCCAGCCGTGTGCTTCCAGGTCGCGTCGTACGCCTTCCCCTCTGAGCCCGCCTGACCCACACCCCACGGCCCCCGGTCCCACCCGGGGGCTTTCTCACGCCTAGGAGGCACCCCTTGGGAAAGAAGGTCGAGGTCGTCGTCGACGGCCGCACGTTCGAGATCGACGAGGCCACGCAGAACCGGTGGCCCGCCGACTACCCGCTCGCCACGACGAAGGCCGGCAAGCCGACCGCCGCCGCCAAGCGCGCGAAGCCCGCCCCTACGCCGGCCGAGCCGGCCGCGCACACCACGAAGACCGCCGACGACCTCAAGGCCGCCGGCGCCAGCCCCGCCGGTAACGGCACCGACACCACGAAGGAGGCCTGACGATGGCCGATCGCGAACTGCTCATCCCGGAGAACATCGAGTCCGACGGCACGCTGCTGCTGCTGGCGGCGCCGAGGTCGTCCTTCGCCACCTGGCCGCCGACCGCGGCGCAGCTGAACGCCGCGACGACGAAGGACATCACGTACTCGCTGACGTCCGACGGCTGGAACCACGCCAAGACGCAGGAGACGACGACGGACGACCGTCTGACGCTCCGCGAGATCCTCGCGAAGCCCGGCCGGGTCACGCACGCCGTCGGCATCAAGTACTTCTACGGCTCCGAGGAGGACGTCGCCGACCCCCTCTTCATCGAGGGCGAGGAGATCGTCATCTGCCCCCGCTACGCGGTGCCCTACGAGCAGGAGACGGCGGCCGGCGACAAGTTCGACTTCCTCGTCCTCGAGTGCGGCACGAAGCGCCGCGACGCCCCCGCCGCGAACGGCCGGTGGACGAAGTCGCAGGACCTCCACCCCCGCTCGAAGGTCCTCGAGGACGTCGTCATCTCCTAGCACCACTCCGCCGTGCGGGCGGGCGTCATCTCCCCGGAGCGCCCGCCCGCATTCCACCATCCGGGGACGATCCGGGGAGGATCACATGAGCAAGATCAGCGACGCCAGCAAGGCCCACACGCCCCGCACGTCCGACGTCACCATCTGCCTCGACGCAGGGCTCGCCGACGAGCGCAACGGCCTCATGGCCGAGCTCGCCGCGGCACAGAAGATCAAGGGCGACGGCCGCCTCACGCGCAAGAGCGCCGTCGACAAGGTGCGCGAGCAGATCGCAGAGCTCGAGGACCGCGAGCGTGAGCACCTGCACACCCTCCGCTTCACGAAGCTTTCCGGTCTCGCCTGGGCCGACCTCGCAGCCCTGTACCCGCCGCGTCAGAACGTCCCCTTCGACGTCTCGCTCGGCTACAACCACCACGCCGCGGCCGTGCACGCCGCGAAGGTCAACGGCGTCGAGATCCGCGACGGCGAGACCATCGCCCTCGACGACGACGACTGGAAGACCATCCTCGAGATCGGGGCCGGCTGGGACGTCGACAACATCGTCACGACGGTGCTCGACCTCAACGTGCTGCAGGCGTCCCGAGCGATCGGCCGCCTGAAAAAAGACTGACCGACGACCCCGGACTGCGCCGAGCCATCGAGCAGTCCCGGGCCGTCGGCACCTCCCTCTCCCGGCTGCAGGGTCACGAACCCGCCGAGCACACCGAGTACCACTACGACGACGCCGGCCGCCTGACCGGCGCCACGACAACACGGGACCCCGAGTTCGGCGAGATGGACCTCGACTGGCTCATCGCCCTCGCCGAGCTCGAGCACGACGAGGGCCCGCACGGGTTCGTCATGGAGGACGCCACGTCAGCCGAGGCCGACCCGGCGAACCCGGACGGGTCGTTCCAGTTCGTCGCCGGCGTGCCGGTCGTCTCGCCAGAGGGCGACGTCATGCGCGCGCCCGTCTTCGACTGGGCCGAGAAGGCGCGCCTCGACTCCCTCGACCGCCTCCACAAGCGCGACCCCGACCCCCTGAACGGCGTCCTGATGCCGGTCTACAAGGTGCCCAAGCGGCGCCGGCAGCGACGCAAGTCCACAACTCCACAGCAGTGATGCCCTCGCGGGCCCGACGAATCGAGGTCACGCCATGGCAGAGCGCAGCGTCAAGGTCACCGTCGGGGCGAACCTCTCCGGCCTGATCGCCGAGTTCCAGAAGGGCAGCAAGGCCGCGACCGGGTTCTCGCAGAGCATTCGGAAGAGCCTGGCCGCCGACACCGAACAGATGCGGATCCTCGGCACCGGCCTTACGGCCATCGGCACCATCGCTGGCGTTGGCCTCGGCGCGGCGGTGTCGAAGTTCGCGGAGTTCGACGCCGCGGTGTCGTCCGTGCAGGCGGCCACCCACGAGTCCACCGCCAACATGGGCCTGCTCCGCGACGCAGCGCTCGAGGCCGGCGCGACGACAGTGTTCAACGCGACGGAGTCCGCGAACGCGATCGAGGAGCTCGCCAAGGCGGGGCTGTCGACAGCTGACGTCCTCGGCGGCGGCCTCGCCGGGTCGCTCGACCTCGCCGCGGCCGGCGGCCTCGGCGTCGCCCGGGCTGCCGAGGTGGCATCGACGACGCTGCAGCAGTTCCAGCTCAAGGGCAGCGACGCCAGCCACGTAGCCGACGTCCTGGCAGCGGGCGCGGGCAAGGCCATGGGCTCGGTCGACGATCTGGCGAACGGCCTAAAGTTCGTCGGCCCCGTCGCGGCATCGATGGGCGTCAGCCTTGAGGAGACGGCGGGCGTCCTGGCACTCTTCGCGCAGCAGGGCATCATCGGCGAGCAGGCCGGCACCGGCCTCCGCGGCGTGCTGGCGTCCCTCACCGCACCGTCCGGCGCGGCCGCCGAGGAGATCAAGCGACTCGGCATCACCCTCTACGACTCGCAGGGCAACTTCCTGGGCCTGCAGAACGCGGCCGGCCAGCTGAACACGGCCTACGCGGACATGGACGAGCAGTCCCGGAATGCCTCGCTCGGCGTCATCTTCGGCCGGGAGACGGTCACCGCTGCCACAGCGCTGTACCAGGCCGGGGCAGACGGCGTCTCGAGCTGGACCCGCGCCGTCGACGACAGCGGCTACGCAGCCGAGACAGCCGCTCTCAAGCTCGACAACCTCAAGGGCGATGTTGAGGCCTTCGGCGGCGCCGTAGAGACGGCCCTGATCAAGACCGGTT